CTGCTGTATCTAGATTTAAAGATGCTTATCGTCTAATCCAACTAAACAGAACAGCAATTATTGATACTGCTTTTGCTGCAATTGCTCCTGCGTTCCCAACTTTTGTTATCAACGCAACAAATACAGATAAGTGTAAGAGAGATATTGGTATCTTCGTCGATTCTATATCTCTAGACATCGCTCAAGCTGGAGGAAACGTATATACTCGTAAATTTGTTCTTTCATATTTTAATAGCAACACTCCTATTACTAATGGTCTTGTAGGAGAAGAAGCACAATCAAATGTTGCCTTTAATGCGGCTTGTGAAGAAATGAAAAAAGCAGTCACAAACCAATTAGCAATTACAGATCTAACCATCACTCCTGGTGCTGCTACCTTTGGCGGCGGCGGTGGCACTATCCCCAACAATAGCGTAAATGCTTGTGCTGATGTTCGTTCTGCACTTGATAGTTTAACACTTATCGTAACAACTCGTATTGCTGCTGGTAATATAACTGGTCTTCCTGCTGAATCAGTATCAACTACTGTTCCAGCTGGAGAAGCTAAGTGTAAGAGAGATATTGGAATTATTGTTGATGCTGTAGTAGAAGATTTATTTAGAGGATCTAATGTCAATATAATTGAATCTACAAATGCTTATTTCAATAACGGTACTCCTATTAGTAATGGATTAGTAAATGAAGAAGCACAATCTGTAGTTGCTTTCAACAAAGCTCGTGATGTAATGAAACTGGCAATTAATAACCAGTTATTTGTTAAAGATTTAACAATCCAAGGAGATTATCAGGTTAGTTTCTCGAATACAGACCCTGATGGTTGTGCTAATGTCAGAGCAATGATTGATACTCTAATATCAATTATTACAACTACAATTACAGCAGCTGATCCAGATCTGTTGCCAGATCCAAACCCAGGAAGAGCCTTTGTTGCCGGCGAATTAGTAACAATTTCTGATGGTACTACAACATATGAGTCAAATGTATTAAGTTCAGATAATGTAAATTATATTATCTCACTTGAAAATATATATCAAAATGATCAAATAGTAATAAATACTGAATTATTAGATCTTACTGGATATACTGTTTCTACTAATAGAGGAGCTTCCAATATAGAAATTGTAGCTCCAGTAAAAGATCTTGATGTTACGAGAACAACTGTAAAATCAAGAACATATGATATTACAACTAAGTTTACTTTAAATAGTATAACTGGACTTTCTGTTGGACTAACAGCAACTCAAGGATCTATAGTAGGTAAAGTAGTAGACATTATTGCAAATGATATTTATATCAATCATGCTTCATATGACACTGAAAATCATTATGTGACTGGAAATATAGTATTTAATACCATACCTGCAATTACTAAATCTGTTACTGCTAACCCAGCAAATAGAGAAACTATTTACTATATTTCTACATCAGAAATTGTCCCTCAAATTAATAAGTATCAACCTACTCCAGGCACCATTCATTCGTATACTCCTTGGAATGATCTTTATGATGTTCTTGATAATAATAGATCATTTATTATTGATTATGTTTATGAGTTAATAATCACTGAATTTGCATACTTATCTAATAAGAATACAATAACCATTGGAAGTTGTAAAAATGATCTTGCGTTAGTGTTAAACGCAATTATAAATGATATTAAACTTGGTGGAAACTATAATACAGTTCTTGCAACTAGACTCTATTTTGATTCTAATAATGAAGTGAACTTCCTTAAAGGTGAAGTTGAAGAATCTATCTGGTCTTACTCAAGATTAAAAGATTTCATCAAACTATCTTCTAGAAATTTTGAAGTAGTACATACTTGCAACCTAGTTAATACTCAAAATTATATTGTCGTTTCAGATCCTACTGGAATTGTTAGAGGAATGCTAGTGACTACGGATCAATTTAACGTAGATATCTACGTTAAGTATGTCAGTGGAAATAAGGTATATCTAATGACAGAATCTTTCACTGATTACATATTAGTTGGAAACTATTCTGCACAAGAGGTAACATTTAATTTTGATAAGTTTAAAGTTAATCCTCAGTTTGTATCCGTTCTTTATAATGTTCCTATACAATATTCTTCAGATGTAACTAGTTCTACCATTTTAGATCAAAATATTTCAGACCTTGTTGATGTATTATTAAATGCAATAAATCCAGATTCACTAAGAGTCTATAAGGATGCTGTTATTGAATTATTAGAAACATATGAGGATGTTATCGATGATGTATATAATGATCTTAAGGTACAGTTTGATAACTTAACTATTCCAAATGATAATCTAGACAAGTGTCAAAGAGACATGAAGGTTGTTTCTGAGTCTGTATTTGACGATTTGAAGTTTGGTGGTAATGTTAATACAATTAGAACATCAGAACTCTATGTTAATGGCGGTTCTCTTTCTCATGTGGAAACTGAACTTATTGAAACCGCATATGCTTTCTTCAAGTTAGAAATATCTTATAAAGAAATTATTAACAATAGTACAAACTATACTACTCAAGAAAAGACTGATATCCAAGAAAGAATTACAGAGTTGTTCCAATTATTGATTAGTAAGATTACGAATGATGCTACTGGAACTGTTCAGGATGCTGCTGCTCAAATTGCAAGAAATGAGAGGTTTATTGTTGATGAAGCTTTCTTAATTACACTAGATACACAACCAACGGCATTCTCTCAATCTGAAATAACTCAGTTGTATTCATATGCTTATTCAGTAGTCAAATCTACAATTAAAAATTTACTTTTAGGAAGCAATGAATATGTATTAGATGCATTAACTGCTTTAGGTGCAACTTCTTCTTTCTATAGTAATTCATCTAAAAAATCTTTTGTTCAAAACTTCTTCACTAGAGTTATAAGTTTATCAAAACTATCAACGATTAATTTCTATATTAACGCTGCAGAGGATCAATATGTGGTCCAAGAAAGTGTTCTTACATACAAAACAGACCTTACCATCTCAGTTGACCCTGCAGGATGGTCCTACTGTCAATCAGTACACAATACATTAGATACTTTTGGTATTATAATCAATAATTATTGGACCAATCTATCTTTACCAGATGTGAGCATTGTTGAATTTACATATTTCCCTAAGAGATTGTATCCTGAAAATTACGTACAACGTCCTATAACCAGCTCTATTTCTGAAAATGATCTATGCATCTTAAAATCATCTACTTTAACTAAGACTGCTTTTGTAAATGCAATTGATTCTGGAATAACTAAAATTTATGATCTACAAAAACGATTTGATCTTGATGATGAAGATGGTACTATTGAAAAATCTAATCTTGTTGGTAGCTTTGTAAATACATCAATCTCAGTAACATTAAAAGATATAAATGATAATGGATCAGTAAATGTTTCTATTACTGGAAATGGATCTAATATTTCTGTTGGTCAAACTTTCACTCAAGATAATGGTTTCTCTTCAATAATCGAATCGATTTATAACGTATACATTCTTAAGAATGTATACGGAAATTTCTATAAAAATAACTATATCTTTGGAATAGATTCTGGTTCAACATCAAATTCTTATATTAGTTCATTTGAAAGAAATACAGCCGTTATAGAAAAATCAATTGGAGATAGACTGATCTTTGATAGTACATCTGTAGTAGGATCATTTACTTTATATGATTATGTTTATGTAAAAGATACTACATACGAATCTAATGTTGTTTACACTTATCAAGGATTTAATGGTCAAAGAACTCAATTCCCTCTAATTGTAATATCTCCAACAGGAGACATTCAAGATTACTACCCATCAGTGGAAGATTCTCCAATAATTGTATCCATTAATGGAGTCATTCAAGAATTTGATAATGACTATACAACGTCATCTAATTTTATAACTTTTGATAATCCTCCAACTAAGGACGATGAATGTCTAGCTGTTTACTATGGTAAGTGGAGAAAGATTGACAACATCTCTCCACAGTTTGATGGAATCACTCAAAGTTTTGGTATGGAAATCGGAGGATTGCCATTTGCTATTTCAGTTTTTGGTAATGCAACAAATATTATTGTCGATAGAAACTGTTTATTTACAGTAAACGGAGTAGTTCAAGTTCCTCAAGAAGGATTTACTGTAGATGGTTCTAGAATTAGATTTTCTTCTGCTCCAAAACCAGGATCCAGTTTTGTTGGTTATGTATATGTCGGTTCGGCTATTGACGTTGACTCTATTGAAGTTATTCCTCAAATTGAACCAACTGATATTATTAGATTAAATAAAGAGGATACAAATAGGATTGTTGCGACAGTCGATAGCTTATCTTCAGTTACAACATTTGAATACCCTGGAGAGAAGATTGGAAGAATTGCAGCTGGAACTGCAACTATAAGAACAGGCAAGATAATTGGAGCCTCTTTGACATCAGGTGGTTCTGGTTATATTAGAAGACCAAAAATTAAAATCAATTCATCCAGTGGTGATGAAGCGAAATTGACAGCTCAACTTGGCGTATCAAATGTAGAAGTCATTAACGCTGGGTCTGGATATCTAAAACCATCTGTACAAGTAATTTCAACTACTGGAACTGGATTTACTGGAGAAATTTTATTTGAACCAGATTCAAATAATACTCAGAGGATCTCAGTTATTAAGATTATTAATAGTGGATTTGGATATTCATCAACAGATGAAGTTTCTATATCTAATGTTGGAAATCCAGAAATCCCAGTAGAATTTAAAGTCGTAGTAAATGAAGCTGGTGGTATTGAAAATATCTATCCAGTATTGATTGGTATTATCGAAATTAATGAAGGTGACTGGGATGAACAGTTATTTGATCAATATACAGAAGACAACTTTAAGTTTAGAATTCGTGGAGCCACAAGTAAATCAGAGGCTGTATTTGTAGGTGGTGGAGAATCTGAAGCTAAGATTTTTGTTAAAGATATAACAGGTTCATTTGTTCCTGGAGAAAACATTAATATAGTTTCATTTGCAAATAATGTTTCTTTAGGAAAACTAACCTCTGTAGAGTCCTTCTACTTAAACGTTGGTGGAAGCGGTTACAATCCTCTAAGATTAAAAGTTACTTATACTGGCGAGGGAACCATTCCTACAGGAGGATTCGTAGAAGTTGGAACTCAAATTCAATATCAATTTGATACATTCTCCAAACTAAGTGATAGTAATTTTATTATTAATATTGATAAGTCTTATTCTTATGTTGAAGGTAGAGATTTCCATATTGGAGAAAAAATTGATGTATATGCAAGATCTAATGGAGTCAAAACTGGAACTGTCAAACATTTTGTAGTTGAATCGTGGAATCCAACTACGTTAAAACTTACAGTATCAAAACCAACACCAATAAAAGTAGATATTGTTTTAAATGAAAATGGTTCGGTAACTAATGCTATTGTTATTAATAAAGGAAACAATTACTATGATGTATTAAATTATGCAGTAACTCTTGAGGGACAAACGGAAACTGGATATGATGAAGCTTCATTTGAATTGTCAATAGCATCTGTAACAGATATTATTGTTACTCCATATACAATTGGTAATGAGTCTTATGATGGATTTGGTAGAGATTACTCTACTTCTGATACTGTTTTAATACAACCAATTGATGAATTTGGTGAAACCGAAAATGTTGTTGGATCTGGATCTGGAGCAACAATAAAATTAAATGTCAATGCATTTGGTGGAGAAATAGAATCTATTACGATACCAGATAATTTAAGAGGATCTCAATACTATACAACTCCTATTATTGTTACCAAAGGTGGTGGAGGATATGGTGTTAAAGCATTAGCATCTATTGAAAATAATTTAGTTTCTGATGTGGAGTTTGTTTCTAGAGGTGTTGGATTTGAATCTGTACCAGAAATTATTTTCGCTCAAAAAGTACTTCTAACTAAGGAAAGTAAGATTAGAACATATCTAACATCTAAGACTGATAAATTAACTGGATTGGTCAAGAATGTAATTGAAGATGATACTCAAATTTTTGTTTCAAGTACAGGTGGATTTACTTCTAGTGGAACTTTACTTCTTGGTAAAGAAGTTATTAGTTATAGTGGTAAAACAGCAAATAGTTTTACTGGAATTACAAGAGGTATTAACTTTAACTATGATCAAAAACTTAGATTATCTTCTGGATTCTGGAACTTCTCAATTAATGACATATTACCAATCATCAGAGTTAATTCTGAAGAGAGTGGAAGTATCACTACAAATATAAGAGTGTATTCCTTTGAACCACAAAGTCAAGATGAAGTAATTCCACCATTTTTATTCATTAAGTATGTTATTGATTCACTGGCATTTATTGATGCTGGCGTTGCTCGTAGCGAGGGTACTCCATCATATGTTGGAGGACTATTTAACACATCACCAAATGGAAATTATATTATTAATGCTCAATCATTACATCTAAATAATGTTGATGGATTATCTGAAGGAGATATAGTTGAACAAACTATAGTGGTAGATCAAAATACAACTATAGTCATAAGTGGATCAATTGTTAGAATTATTAAAGCTTCTAATAGAATAGTTGTAGAATTAGATGATGATAATACTGAATTTGTTCTTGGACAACTCATTATTAACCCCGATGAACCAGATAAGACAAAGACTAGATTTATTACAACTCCTTTTGGAGGAATTGCTGTAGAAAAAATGGGTATCAATAGATTTGATACTACTAAAATCTCTGATGGTCCTACAGATACAGATTTGGATTTAATCAAAGATAAGACTTATGTTATCTGTCAATCTGATTCTTCTGTATGTAATTCTCTATATCCACAACTCAAAGGATATTATCTATTAGATCCATCAATTATTGAGGAATCAGGTTTCTTAATCACTGATTCTATCTATCCAAGAAATCTAACTGTAGGTGGCGCCCAACCATATGGTTATATATCAACTGTAGAAAAAGGTCCAAACAATAAAGGATTGACATACAGTGGCGTTAACAATACAAGTAGTGATTATAATGGAGAGATTGCATTAGATGGTGGATATCCATTCTCATTATATGGCGTTGAAGAAATTGATCAATTAGGAAATACAATTGCTATCGGCGATAAACTTAGAGATGGAAATGGAAACATTGTTACTGTAGAAACTATCTCTGCAGTTAATACAGGAGAAGTTCATCAATCTCAAGTAACAATAAAAGTAAACAAACCAACAACCTACGGTGAATTATTAATTGGACGTAAAGTGCAGGGTGCTGTTAGTGGATTCTCTGGAATTATTAAGTCTGTAAATATCCCGACAGGAGAAAATTATATCGAACTTGTTCTTGTAAATCTTCTTTATAATGATCCATACTACGGATTTATTATTCAATATCAACAAGGTGAGATCATAAATATTTACAATGGTAATGTTTTGATAGTTGAAAATAAGTATACAATTCAATCTTATGAGTTCAATAACGTATTATTAAGTCAATAAATAAAATAAAGGATTTCTATAAAAAATGACCGCTTTAATTACTGATCAGTTTAGGATCTTTTTGTCAAAACAATTCATATCATCTTTTGATACTCAACAAACAACTCCAGATTCTTTATACGTTTTTGTGGGAAGACCACAACCTTGGGAAGATTCTACTGGTGGAGACTCATCTCCACCAGATCCAATAGATAGTTTTGAACAGTATTCAGATGTCTATGATGATATGGTTGCTATGAAGAGGATTTTGCCAACAGATATTTTACCTGTGGTAAGGAGAATTAATTGGATTCCGCCAGAACAAACTACGGGTGGATTAGGATATACATATGACATGTATAGACACGATTATTCGATTTATAATCCTGCTGCTAGTGGAGCTACATCTTTATACGATGGAGACTTCTATGTAGTTAATAGTCAATATCAAGTTTTCAAATGTATTTACAATGGAACTTCTCCATCAGATCCTAATGGAAAGCCATCAACAATTGAACCAACTGGAACATCCAATGCAATCATCACTACGTCTGATGGATATAGATGGAAGTATATGTATACTTTGACGGTTGACCAAATTATTAGATTCTTATCTAGAGATTATCTACCTGTAATTCAAGATACTGCAGTTTCCACCAATACAAGTAGTGGTGAGATTGATACTATTTTGATTGTAAATTCTGGAAGCGGTTACAATAATGGAGTTTATGAAAACATACCTATTAATGGTGATGGAAAAGGTGGAAGAGTAACTATTGTAATTGATGGTGGTAAAGTATCTCAGGTTAATGTATTGAATGGAGGAAGTGAGTATTCCTTCGGTCAAATAGATGTTGATGGAATAACTGGTATTGGTGCTGGTACTGGAGCTCAAGTTAACGTTATTATTCCGCCTCAAGGTGGACATGGAAGAGATACGTTAACTGAATTGGGAGCTTTTAGAATTCTTATTAATACCAAATTTTCATATGACGAAGGTCTTGGTGACTTCCCAACAGACAATGATTTTAGACGAATTGGATTAATTATCAATCCATTAGTAAGAGGAACTAATACTATTGCAACTTCTTTGACTTTTAGTTTAACAAAAGCTATTGCATTTCCATTGAGTTTTACTGGATCTTTTACTACAGATGCTACTATTCAACAAACAAGAATAGTTGGAACAACATCTATAGTTTCTAGAGGAGTTGTTGTTTCTTGGAATCCAATTACAAAAGTTCTAAAGTATTTTCAAAACAGAGTCAAGGGTATTTTCCCAGAAGGAACTGGACCTTTGAATGAGTTTGTTGGATCAGAAAACGTATCTATCCCAGGAGGAACTACATCAGTTTCACCAGACGTAGCATTCCCTGAAATTGATAACACTAGTACTAGAACTGTAGATGGTAAAAACTATAATCTAGGACAGAATTTTACTCAGGGTTATGCTCAACCAGAGATAGAAAAAAACTCTGGAAAAATTATCTATATAGATAATAGAAGACCAATTGTTAGATTCCCTGACCAGGTTGAAGACATTAAAATCATTATCGAGTTCTAATTACAAAATAAGCAAGGAAAGACATGTCACAAAATACTAATCTGAACGTAGCTCCATATAATGATGATTTCTCAAAAGATAAGAATTTTCATAAGGTTCTCTTTAGACCTGGATATCCAGTACAAGCTAGAGAACTAACAACACTCCAATCAATTCTACAAAATCAAATTGAAAATATAGGTCAACATTTCTTCAAAGATGGAGGAATGATTATTCCTGGTCAATTGAGTTATGACTTACAATGTCATGCTATTTTAGTACAATCAACTTTCCTTGGTGCAGCAGTAGAGTCATATAGAAATCAATTAGATGAAATAGAACTTTATGGTATTAAATCTGGAGTTTCTGCCAAAGTTCAATTTAGTATTTCTGCAAAAGAATCAACGAAGAAGTTTATTACTTTATATGTAAAGTATATTGCTTCTGGTCAAGACAATGTAACTAGAAGATTTGATGATAATGAAGAGTTATATGCTAACGTTGACATTACAATTGGGGGAAGACTTGTTGAAGCTGGATCTCCAATCCTCAAGTTAATTCCAAAAAAGTCTAGATACGTTGGATCTTGTGCTTATATTAATAGTGGAGTTTATTTCATCAGAGGATTCTTTGTTGATGTAGCAATTCAAAGAGTTCTTCTAGATCAATATTCCAATGAACCGTCATATAAAATTGGATTTGATATTTCAGAATCTATTATCACTCCAGAAGATGATGAATCTTTAAATGATAATGCTTTTGGATCAAGTAATTATAATGCTCCAGGAGCTCATAGATTCAGACTAAGATGTACTCTTACTAAGAGACTTTTAGATGATCCTGGAGATAAAAATTTCTTAGAACTTCTAAGATTAGAAGAAGGTAGAGTTTTAAGACTCAATAAAAGAGAACCATTTTCTGAACTAGAAAGATCAATTGCCAGGAGAACATACGACACTCATGGCGATTACATGACCAAACCATTTGGTATTATGGTCAAGGAATCTTTAAATGATGGTCTTAATAATGGTGTATTTGAAGAAGGAGATACAACAGCTCAAGGAAATGCTCCTGGTGATGATTTGTATACAGTAGAAATTAGCCCAGGTAGAGCATATGTTCAGGGTTATGAGATTTCTACTGATGCGCCAACATACTTAGATTTACAAAAATCTAGAGAAGTAGAAAAATTAACAAATCAAATTCTTCCATTTGAACAAGGAGATTACTTCTTAGTTAAGAATTTGAGGGGACTTCCTTTTATAAGTAATTCTGGTGTTCTTGCAAATCATTATCAAACTATTGAATTTTATGATTCATTCTATGAAGATACCTTTGCTGAAGGTAGAAACATGGTTGGTATGGCCAGATGTATTGGTATTGATAGATTAGGTAATAACCAATTTAAGTTATATGTTGGTGACGTACAACTATTCACTTTGATCAAACTTCAAACTGCAATTGATACAAATAATGAACTTAGACCACTATTAAGGCAGGGAGATGAAATCACTGGTGACTCAAGTAAGGCAAAAGGTATCCTTGCGTATGATCCAGATGAAAATATATTAAGAGTTTATCAAGTTGCTGGACAATTTATAAAAGGCGAAAGATTAAGAAGAGATGGATCCCTAATTGCATTTAGAGATGATGCTGAAAATTATAAGAGATCTCAAAATGTAACAGTACAAGGAGTATACAATTATGACTTTAGTGATGTCAAAAGACTTAATGGTACTTATATTTCAGCTGATCAACAATTAGTAGAAGAATTCTATTGTGATACTTTTCTTTCTGATTCTTTTGCTGTACCTTCAGATAAAATTCAATTTGTAAAAGAACAAGAAGTAGTAACTCCTAGAACTATTACTGTAAACTGCGTCCAAGCTGAGGTAGTTACTACCAAATCGCCTGCTGCTAGAGTAACTCTACAAAGAGAAACTGTTCTTTTAGCTAGCCAAGATAGTAAGAGATATAAGCCTAATTCTTTTGTTAGAAACACTCAAAATTATTCTGTAACCAAAACTATAACTCCAAGTACAGGAAACGTAACCAAATCATGCGATTTTGTTGCCGGCAGTTCCACACTTGCAGTTGTTAGTGGTGGATTAACTGGAATCGAAGTTGGCAATAAAGTAACTGGTAATGGAATAAGTAATGGAACATTTGTAATTGCAACTTCTACTGTTGGTGGAGTTAATGTTGTCGATCTTAACCAAGCTGTTTTTTCATCTGGAAATAATGTATCTGTAACTTTTAGAGAATCAAAGTGTACTGTTAACAGCGCTACATCTCTAGCAGTAGGACAGAGACTTATTGGTAGCGGAATTCCTAACAATACTTTTATTAGATCTATTAGTGGCACCACAGTATTCTTGACAGATGCTCCTACATCTAATGCTTCTGTAACTGCAACATTTATTGTTGCAACTAAGTTTGCTAAAATCATTCAAAAGAAAACAGAGAGAGTCAATATTGCAATTTTAGAAGACGAAAATAATACCAATAAGAAAGGTAAAAAAGTTAAGAAACCAGTCTTTAGATTTTTTACTAAATTAGTTCTAGAATATTGTAACCATCTAGGGCAAACTTTATCAGTTCCTGAATCTGGAAGTTTTAATGTTAGTGATATTCTTTTTAATGTTCCTGCGATGTCTAACAACATTACGAGAAATGGAAGTTTGACTAATAAAAATTTCATGATTGTTAAAGGTCCATATGGAGCTAATCAAAGAATAAGAGCTGATTTTGACTATCAATTCTTTACTGAGAATAAAACATCTGATGATATTAGTACAAGAAGAGACACTATCAGATTGTTTGCACATGGATTAAGAACAGGAGATATTCTTGAATATCAATTCTTAAGCGGTAAGTATGTTGGTACTAGAGCAAGTACAAACAACGGTCATAATTTCTTACAATCTGGAACTCAATACTATGTTATTAAAGTTGACAATAACCTTATCAGACTTGCCACCAACCTAACTAATGCTAATGCTAAGAGAGCAATTGATATTACAGAACAAACATATCAAGGAAGCGGCGCAAGTTATCACGCATTTAAGAAGGTCAATTCACCTTCATTTAAGACTAATGTAATTAGTCATGCATCTTTCAATATGGACGATCAAGTATTTGGTCCAGACTTTAGAGGTGAGATTGTAGGGCGCCCTAATGATACAGTTAAAAAGATTAAAGTGTTTAATGGTGTACTAAGACCAGGACAAACTATCAAAACCATTAGAGACCACGATAGAGTTTTCTTAGCTGCACAATTACTTTCTTCTGCTGGTAGTTCAACTTCTTCTACTACCATAAAAGTTACTAGTGTAGAAGATTTATTTGAAAATGATGTAACGTCAATTTCACCTACTAGTCCAGAATTAATTAGAATTGCAAAAGAACAATTAAAAGTTACTGGAGCTGATTGGAGTGTTCTTACTACACAGTCACCAGGATCTAGTAGAACATTAAATCCATGGGTTCAGGGCGAACCTGTAGAACTCAATCTAGCGAATGGAACCGATAAAGTAGAAGTATCTAGATTATTTTATAACCCAGGATACTTCAATTCTGTTGTTACTCTGACTGGCGGTGTTTACCTACCAAGAACTGTTTTCAGTAGAAGTGCGGAGGCTTCTGTTCCTTTACTCTTTAAGAACTTTGAAGCTGAAACTTACACTTCAACTACATCTGGATCTTCTAAAAAGTTTCAATTTGTAGAGATTCTTGGAGAATCTAAAGTAACTCAAATCTCAGATACTGCTATAGCAAGATATGCAAGTGAATTAAAGTACTTTGGTGGAAATACAAATTTAACCAAAACTGGTTACGGAACGCAAGGTAAATATACTATTGAAGTTAATAATCCATCTGGAATTCTTTATGGAATGTTAGTTACTGATAATACTGGAGCTGTACCAGCAAACACTTTTGTAGAAACAGTAGTAGGTAATACTGTTACTATATCTAACCCTCTTCTAATAACTATGGGAAGTTCTTCTTCTCAGATAGATCTAACATTTAGTTCTTATTTTCAAAAAATTATTGCGAAGAAAGTTGGGTTCTCTACAACTGGTTTAACTGGAAACGTAGGATTCACAACACCAGGGACTAGAATAAATTCTATATCTGGATTGCCACTTGGTAGTGGAAATACAGAATCTTGGGCTAGGGGTGAAACTGTTGTTCTTAGAAAGGTTAATACTGACTCCCAAGGTAACAAACAAGCAATCTTTATATTTGCAAGAATTGAAGATGAAGCTGGAGATTATGACGATTATGTGGGTTCTACTTTCCTAGTGCTTGAAGATTTCTATAGACCTGAAGGCGAATTTAGATATGCTAAGTCAGCAAAACAAGCAACATTTGCTTCAGGAGATACTGTAATATCTCTTACTGGTGTAAGTGATTTAGATACAGGAGATTATGTTATTGGATCTGGTATTCCCAGCAACACCTCGATTATTTCTATTGATACTACAGCTAACACAATTACTTTATCGGCTGCTACTACATCTGCTCAAAATGGCACTATATTAAGATTTGAAGATACTCATAATAATGGATATGATTATGTAGACAATGCATATAATACTGCTAGAGATCTTACTTTTAGATCCTCATATAAGTTACCACCAACTGCAGGACAGGAGAATGTTACTGATGCAAGTTGGGAAATCTTTAGACCAATTGATGCCGATTGTTTTAGATTAGCTAACACAACGTCAGGTGGAACTCCGCTTGGTCATATCAATGCGGTTTCAGTTCAATATAATAATGTCGAAGAAAATAAAAATAACCTGACTGCATTTAGAGCTGTGAATCTTACTAAGAAAGTCACTCATAGAGGTCCTGGTACTATTCCTGGTCAACACAATGGTCAATTTGTTGGTACAGAAATTAGAAGAATGGATGCAACTGCAAAAGTTGTTACTGTAACTATTGATGATAACAGTTTGCCACCAGAAACTGAAGTTGAAGCTGTAATTGAAGGACAAAGAATTACAGGTGAAGTTACTGCAACTGGAAATAGGAATGGTAGATGTTTTGTTACATTTACAGGAAATAAAGAATTTGAAGTTAGTGATGATGATAATAACAACCTATTCAATCTCAAAGTTAAGAGAGGAGGAACAGTAATTAAGGAAATTCCTGACTGTGCTTCATATGAATCTTCAGAGGTTGTAGTTGGAACAAGAACCCAATTTTTAAAAGACCTAAGACCAGGCGATTATATCTTTAAAGGTAATCAAGCAATTCAGGTTAAGAGACTTGTAGCTAGTGCTGCTAATCAAGGTATTATAACTGAGATTGATATTGTTGAAGATGGTGATGGATATGATCCACGTAGATGGAAGAACATCGCTGATTATAGACTTGGTAAATGTGGACAAAACGGAATGCCAGTTAACATTTCACTATTGCAAACTGATCCTGGTATGGGTGGCAGTACTAATGATACTTTTGGATTCTTCGGCGGTGGAACAAGCAAGAAAAAACAAGGTAATGCTATTCTAATTGTTGGATCTGATGGTAAATTAAATGAAATCAGAATCACAGATAAGGGTGAAGGATATACATGTCCTCCAACATTAAAAGTTCCACCACCAAGAGAAACTGATGGTATCCAAGCGGTTGCATTAGCATATGCTAAAGAAGACGCACTTAAAAATACCGTTGAAGGTAATTTTAGATTCATAGTAGAGCCAAATTTAACTGACAAGTTAGGAAAAGAAAGACAAAGTATTGCACCTAGATTGCCTTTTGGTACATACACTAAAATATTCAGATTTAGACCAAAATTCTTTGGCAGAGAAAATGGAGATCTATTTACTGAACTAGCAAGGTCACCAATTAGAAATACATATGATGAAACATTTAGTATCAGAAAGACCTACGATTCTGCAGTTGAAGAATCAGAAGAATTCCCAGGCAGAAAGAAAGTTACTTTAACTGCTCCTACTGGATCTCAGTTTGAAACATTTACAACTGATAACTATATGGCAGTTTTGGTTGATAAGATTGGCGTAAGCAATGAGTATCCATTACTCAATTTAATTACATCTTCTGAAATTGATAATAGATCTCCTATTATTACATTCACTTCCGATAGAACAAAACTAACAGTTGATAGAATTCCACCTGGAATAGGTGGAAATAAAACGATTACTGTTTTTTATACAAGTGGAAGTTCAGATGTTTTTTCAGATTCATTCTATTTGAATGATGCAAATTCAAGATCAGCTTATACTGACATTGATGAGGATATTTTTCCAGGTATGATTGTAACCGCTGAAGGCGGTGAATCTGTTCTTAACTCGGGAACAACCATTAAAAAAGTATCTTCAGTAACAGTATCTTTATATGAACTAGAAATTACTGGAGGTACTGTAAAGGCAGATGGTAATCTTAAGTTTACTCCTGGACAAGAATATACTCTTGATGGAGAAAACTCCGATGGTTCATGTAAAGTCATTGCTCTTACAAATAAAGTAAGTGGAACATCCTATATTATTGTTGAACTGGTTAGAGATTCATCAAAACCAACAACAAGTATGTCTCTGATTGATAATAGTGGAACTGCTCAAAATATTACCAGTGTCAGTGAAGTAGAAGGACAAAGATTTAAAATTACACTCAACAATCTAGCTAAGCAAACAGTTAATCAAAAAATTAATGCAACTCCTAACAATGTAACTGATATCCGAGTTCAAACTACAATTGCATTAAATAATGCATCTAAGAAGTTGAAGACTTCTGAAAAGATGAGATGTTTAATTGTAAATAATACATTTAAGACTCAGAAAGAAGCTAACAAGTTTGGACTAGTTGTGAATGAAACTTCATCATTCTTTGGAACTAGAGTTGAAGATGATGTTATTTCATTGGGTGTTCCAGATGCTTGTAAGTTACATGCTGTATATGAAAGTAGAGATAATAACCCACCAATCCCACCGTATGTCATTTTAGTTGATTCTAGAGATTATGAAGTTGGTTCTCTAATCAAAGGAAAATCATCATTAGCTCAAGGCCGAGTAATTGAGGTTAGTGGAAACAAAGTTTCATTTGTATATCTGACAGACAATAAATTTTCATATGGTGAAATAATTACTGGAATTTCATCTGTTGATGGATTGAAAACTGATGGTAAAATTTCTACTACAAAGAACCCAGTATCTGTATGGAATGGATCAAAAGATATAACTTCTAATTATGTCCTAGATAATGGTCAAAAAGGTCAATTTTATGATATTGCTAGAATTGTAAGAAAGCCAGGACAAGTCGTTCCAAGTAGACAGATAATGGTCATCTTCGATCATTTTCAAATTTCTGGAGCTGGTGAATTTACAACTTCAAATTCATATCTCGATGTTAAATATCAAGATATTCAAAATTTCCAAAACATTAAACTTAGAGATGTTATTGATTTTAGACCATATGTTTCTAGGGCCACAACAAATCCAGGTACTTTAAGCTTACCATATAATGTTGATAAAAAATCCTTAGACTTTAGAAACAGAGATTTCACTACTGGATCATCTATTGTTATGGATATTCCAAAAGTGGGAACTAACTTTAGATGCAGTTATGACTATTATCTATCAAGAATTGATAGATTATTCTTAGATCCAAATGGACAATTCATAATCAAGAAAGGCAAGTCTTCTCAATTCCCACTATCTCCAGATGTTGTAGATAATGCAATGTTCTTAGCTACAATTCAATTAGATCCATATGGATTTAATGTTCTTGATGATGTAGAGACAGTAGTTGAAGAACATAGAAGATTCACTTTTAAAGATATTGGAGCAATAGAAAAGAGACTCTCTAGAGTTGAATATTATACATCATTAAGTCTTCTAGAAATTGCAACTAAAGATATGAAGGTTGTAGATGCAGATGGATTTGATAGATTTAAAAATGGATTTGTAGTTGATGATTTTACATCTCATGATGTATCAGATCTTAACCATCCAGATTATAACTGTTCTCTCGATTTTGTAAGACAGGAGATGAGAGCATCTCACTATACTACTAACGTAGCTCTTGCTTTCAATGCAAACTCTTCAACTCACTTTAAACAAGATGGAGATATAATTACTCTACCATATCAAAATGTTATTTATTGTCAACAAGAATTTGCGTCTAGACTTGAAAACGTAAATCCATTTGCTGTTATTGGTTGGGTTGGAGTAGTTGTTCTAAATCCAGAATCTGATGATTGGGTTGATATTAAGAGAGCACCAAATAAGATTACTAAAAGGGAAGGAAACTTTAGTTCAGTATCGAAGGCTCTGAAGGTCAATAGAAGGGGATTTGCTCCACTACAATGGGGAGCTTGGGAAACACAATGGACTGGAACAAGTACAACTACAAAAATTGAGAGAGAAACATCATTCAGAAACTTTAGACCAGGTAGAGGTCGTCCAATTAATGAAATTAAAACAATCGCAACCACAGCGACTCAAGGAAGAACTGCTGTTCGAACTAGAGTTGTACCTAAGGTGGATACTGTTAATCTTGGAGATAAGGTTTTGAGTACAACTTCAATACCTTTCATGAGATCAAGAAATATCACATTTATTGGAACTAAACTAAAACCAAGACAAAGAATTTATATTTTCTTTGATGGTAAGGATGTTACAAATCAATGCACACCTAAGATCATTGAAGTTATTAAGAGTGCAAACGAAAACAAAAAATCTAATAATGTTCCTTTCATTATTGGGGAAGATGTTGTTGGTAGAATTAGTGGATGCAAATTTAAAGTTGTTGCTCCAAATTCTGCATTCCCAGACAATCCTTATATTGGATTAACTTCTGGAAGTGACTTTACTAAATTGCCAGGTTCGTATTCGGGAAATCTAGGATTTCTAAACATTGATGTTGACTCTGCTGCTAAAAAGGCATTAGGAAATTATAAAGGTAATATTATAGTTGGAGAACAGTTAGTTGGTCAGAGATCAAGATCTACTGCTGTTGTTAGAGATAGAAGATTTATTACTGATCCAAATGGAATGGTAAGAGGAACATTCTTTATACCAAATCCAAATAAAAAAGGCAACTTACAGTTTGCAACTGGAACGAGAACATTTAGATTGACTTCTTCTTCAACTAATAGTCTTGTACCCTCAGATGTAGAAACTTCAGCACAGGCTAACTTTTCTGCAACTGGTATCGTAGAAAGAAGACAAAGACAAATTCTTCAAATTAGAAATGCAAGAGTCGTCAGAGATACAGTTACTGATAGAAGAACAGTTATTACTTCTACTAGAACTGAAAAGAGACAAATTGGATGGTATGACCCAATTGCTGAGTCTTTCGTTGTTTCCTTAGAAGGTGGTATGTTCATCACTAAAGTTGATGTATACTTCTTCTCTAAAGATGATAAAATTCCCGTTTCAATGCAGTTAAGAACTATGGAAAATGGTTATCCAACGACTACCATCCTTCCACAATCAGAAGTTATTCTGAATCCAAATCAGGTTAAACTATCTGCTGATGCGAGTGTTCCAACAACATTTGAATTTGAAAACCCAATTTATTTAAATGAAAATCAGGAATATTGTTTCGTCTTACTATCAACCGCAACGACATACAGATGCCACATCTCTAGAATGGGAGATCTAGACTATCAGGGAAGAGGTATCACAGCTCAACCATACAACGGTGTTCTATTTAAATCACAGAACGCATCAACATGGACGGCTGACCAATATGAGGACATGAAGTTCCAACTTTATAGAGCTAAATTTGATATTTCTCAAACTGGAGAAGTTGTATTTAATAATGCACCATTGACAATTTTCAATGAAGGAGTCGAGAATTTAGTTCCAGACCCAATTCAAACATTTGATCAAAGAAAAGAGATGGAATTGTTTGGTGGATCTGTAGGACAGAATCCAAACAACTATACAATCGGTGCTAACGTTGTTGAATTTATAATGAGTAATGATGGACAAACTCTCTTATCAACTGGAGCTAAAGGTACGGTTCATAGTTATGATAATGGGATAGTTGATAATGAAGACTTATCTCCCACTTCTGGAAAACGTAAACTGACAATTTCTGATTTAACTGGTAATTTCCAAGTAGGAGTTTTAGCCGGTAAAGTAACAAGAAGAATTACAAGTAGTAAAGGAAAATGCACCATTAAATTGGATGCATCATTTACAAGTACTATATTTACAGTAGGTTCATTGATTTTCGGTAAAACAAGTAAGTCTTTAGGTATCCTTGAAAGAACTTATATTGAATCTGGATTCCAATATCTTATATTAAAGAATGTTTGGCATTCTGGTTCTCAACCTTATACTCAAGGAGAATTAATCGAAGTAAGAACTGATATTATCAACGTTGGATCTAACTTTGAAGCTTCAATTGTTAACGTAACCAACTATGTTGGATATCCAACTCCTAATGGAGATTTTGATACTGAATCAAGTTTTGGAGATTCAAGAACTCTATATGTAATTTCTCAACCAATTTACGACCCAGAACTAAAAAGAATTAGGGTATATCATTCAAACCATGCAATGCATGGATCAAATAATACGGTTGTTCTTTCTGGAGTTATTTCTGAAGTATCACCAACTCAGTTAACAGAAGACATTATTGTTACTGCTGGTAAGGATTCTCAAGGCAATAACATTTCATTTGATATTAAAGTTTCTGATGCAAGAACATTCCATAAGTTTGTAAATGGAATTCCTATTAGTTCCTCCAACCCAGGATTCATTAAGATTGATGATGAAATTCTAGCATATCAATCAATTAGTGATGATGGTAGAACAATTACAATTAAATCTGGTGGTAGAGGTATTCAGGGAACTCCAACGGGTGAACATGATGTTGAAGATGACGTTCTATGTTATAACTTTGATGGTGTACCTTTAACTGATATTAATAAGACACATACTGAAATTGCAAATCCAGCTATCGATTACTATGAAATTAAGATTAATGGCGTTGCGTTTGATGGAATTAAGGGTGGTGGAGAAAATGTCTTTTCAACTCAGAACGTTCAATTTGATGCATTGACTCCTCAGGTACAATATATTAGTGTACCAGGAACAAGTATTGAGGCAACTCTTAATACTATTAGTGCTTCTAGTATTTCATCGCCAACTCAAACATCATTTGTTAACACTGGAGATTATTTAAATGTAATCATAAATGAAACAAATTACTTTGATAATCCAAGAATGATTGCATCTAAGATAAACGAATTGACCAAGTTAGGAGGCGCTCCTTCTCTAAATCTTAAAATGACTTTAAGTAGTCAATTGGATAACTTATCTCCACAAATTGATTTAGATAGATCCAGTTTAATTTGTACTCAAAGTATCATTAATACTCCTAGAGAAATTAATGCTGTTACTGGATTATATCAGGTTGGTACTGGTCTCTATGAAGATTTTGCAGAAACTCAACCAACTGGAGATAAAAATGAAGCTGTGTACATTTCTAAGTTAACTAAACTAGAAAGTCCATCTCAGGTTCTAAAAGTTATGCTTAATGCTTGGAGAAAACCAGGCACTAGAATTAAGTGCTTATATAAAGTTATTCCAGTTGGAAGTAAACTTGAAGCAACAGCTGTTGGTTGGAGTTACTTCAATGCAGGCAGAGGCGCTCAAGCTGATGTGGATGTTGATGGTGATAGAGTAGGAAGAATAAATGTAACCAACACTGGAGAAAATTATAATTCCAGAGTTAGCATCACGTTCTTTGGTGGTCTATCAAATTCATCTACATCAAGACATGCAAAGGCAGAAGCTGTCGTAAATGATGGTAAAATTACTTCAATTAGAGTAACAGATCCTGGTAGAGGATATATAGCAACTCCTTCAATTTATATTAGTCCAGATCCTACAGAAGGCGGTAAACCAGACAAGGATATTCCAGACGATGATTATGAAAACTTTAGAGAGTATGAATATACTGCAGAGGGCTTGAATTTTGATCGATTCCAGGTTAAAATAATCATGCAGAGCGATAACCAAGCTGCTGTTCCTCTCATCAAAGAGTTTAGAAGTATTGCTATGGCAGGATAATATGGATAAAGTACCAGTAAAGGATGAGACTGGATTGTGTAGAGATCCGTACTCTAAAGCTATTATAAATACAAACGAACAAGCATATGAGGATTATATGTCCTCATACGTTAAAAGAAAAGAGAATAGAAGACGAGTTGAACAACTTCAAGATGATGTTGATTCTTTGAAGTCTGATATTTCTGATATTAAAAATCTGTTAACAAAATTTTTGGAGAACAAATCATGACGGTTGAAAAATCTTCCCCCGAAGAACTTCTATCTCAATTTAGAGAAAGGTATTCTGCAATTCTTGCAGAAAGTGAACAAATGAAAAAGAAGCTTCAAGAAAATGAAGCTGTCGCTCTCAAACTTCTAGGAGCAATTGAAACACTAAGTTATCTAAATGATGAACCAGTTGCAGAAGAAACTACTGAAGAAACCGTAGAAGAAACTACAGAAGAATAATTTATAAATAGATAATTCTCAAATGGGGGCAAAATGCCCCTATTTTTTTGCATAAATAGAGAAGAAAGAGACCTTATAACTAGAGTTATCTAATAATGGCTAATAGGATTCAATTACGAAGGGGTACATCTACTGAATGGATTCAATTTAATCCAGTTTTAGCAGAAGCTGAATTTGGTGTTGAAATTGATACAGGAAGATTTAAGATTGGAGATGGCGCAACTCCATGGCAAACCTTAAAATACGAAAGACCTCTAGAAAGCACAGACGCAACTCCAAATACATTAATCCTAAGAGATAGTAACTCTAGTGTTAAGGTAAAAAATATCACACTATCTTTAGGTGGTAAATTATTTGGTACTGCAGTTACAGCAGATAAGTTTACTACTGCTAGACTTATTGGTGCTGCATCCAGTTCTGACTTAACTGGATCTGCATCTTTTGATGGAAGTTCCAACGTAGATATTAATTTTCAATTAAAGACAATTTTTACTGGAGACACTGGACTTTCATATACTAAATTCAACGTTGATAATAAGGGAAGAATAACTTCTGCACAGAATCCAACAACTTTATCTGGATATGGCATTATTGATGCACAACCTTTAAATGGAATTTTAACTTCTGTTTCTGGTATTGGTACTGGACTAGGATTTTTAACTAAAGTAGAAACTAGTACATCAAACACTTCAAACACTATAGTAAGAAGTTTAGAAGTTTCAAGTGGACAACTTACACTAACAAATGCTTCTGGTATTGCTGGCAATCCCATATTTGGATTAGCGAATACTACTGTAACATCTGGTTCATATAACACTGAAAGTTTAACTTCTGTAGCTGGAAGTGCAACAGTAAATACAGTCAAGTTTACTGTTGATCAATTTGGAAGATTTACATCAGCAACGACAATTCCTATTGCAACTGCATCAGAAACACAAAAAGGTCTTGCTTCTTTCAATTCTGAAGATTTCGATGTTTCTACATCAGGTTTAGTTACTATTGCTTCTCAAGGTGTAGATAATGATCAGTTACAAAATCCAAAAATTATTATAGGTACAACTGACTATGTTCTTGGTACAACTTCTACTGGTTTCACTACTATTAGTGACCTTACAGTTGATACTGACACTTTACATGTAGATAAAATAAACCATAGACTTGGTATTGGTACTACTGCGCCAGGTAATTTTAAAGTTGATATTTCAGGCACTGGTAGAATCAGTGGTGTATTATCATCAACTCAAGCTGGTCAAAGGCCAATCTTCTCTTCATTTGGTGTTACAAGCACTTCTGAATCTGGATCTGCGCCGTTCTCGGTCGTTAGTACTAGAAAGGTAACAAACTTAAACGTTGACTTCCTTGATGATCTAACATCTTTAGATTTTCTAAGAAGAACAGATGATTTTAATAATGCAAACAACGAAGGTAATCAATATATTGCAACTAACTTCTGGATTGATGCAACTAATGTAACTGTTCAAGATCCTATTATAGACATTGGTGGCGGTGCAAAAGGAGTTGCTTTAACCACAAATGATAACAAGGATAGAGGTTTAACTTTTCAATATTATAGTAGTGGATCATCTAGAAGAGCCTTCATTGGATGGGATAATTCCAGTGGAGGTTTTGCTTTAGCTAGAGATGTCACTGTAACTGGAGAAATAGTACAGGGTGCATCCACATATGCAGAATTGAACCTTGGTGCAGCAACACTCAGAAATGGATCTTTAACCATTAAGACTGGTGGAACAAACGCAGGAACTTTGGCGGCTAGTGCGGAAATAACTACATTTACTGTAGAACATGGAACAGGAAATACTTCTATTTCTGGAACTCTAGGTGTTACTGGAAACGTAAACATCAACACTAACAAATTTAATATTGTTGCTTCTTCAGGTAATACTTCTATTGCTGGAACGTTAATAGTAACAGACAACGTAACTCTAAACAAAAATGTAACTGTTGTCGGTTCGGATACTGCTGCAACAGAATTTTTTAAAATTCAAAATGGATCTGCAGTTGATAAATTTGTTGTAGATTCTTCTTCAGGTAATACTTCTATTTCTGGTACTCTAGGTGTAACTGGAAATGTTTCAGTCAATACAAATAAATTCAATATTATTGCTTCCTCAGGTAATACTTCTACCGCAGGTACTTTAGGTGTTACTGGTGCAACTACTTTATCATCAACTCTTGGTGTTGCTGGAGATGTTTCGGTCAATACAAATAAATTCAATATTGTTGCTTCTTCAGGTAATACTTCAATTGCAGGAACTCTTGGTGTAACTGACGCAACTACTTTATCATCAACTCTCGGTGTTACTGGAAACACAACTTTAACTGGATCATTAACTTCTAATGGAAATGTAACTCTAGGAGATGCATCTACGGATACTCTTACAGTTAATGCAACTTCTACTTTTAATGCTCCTGTAACTCTTGCATCAAGTCAAAATCTAACAGTAGGTGGAAATCTAACTGTAACTGGAGATGTTACTATTAATGGAACTACAACTACTGTAAATTCTACTACAATTACTGTAGATGATAAAAATATTGAATTGGGATCAATTGCATCTCCAACAGATATTACAGCTGATGGTGGAGGAATTACACTCAAGGGATTAACTGATAAGACAATTAATTGGGTAAATTCAACACAAGCATGGACTTTATCAGAGAATCTTAATCTTGCAAGTGGAAAAGAATATAGAATCAATGGAACTGCGGTAATTGACTCTAATAGAAATATTTTGAATATTGTCAATCATACAATGAGTGGCAATATTACAGTAAACACAAATAAATTTACTGTAAATGGATCTTCTGGTAATACTTCTATTGCCGGAACTCTAGATGTAACTAGCAATGTATTCATAAACACCGATAAGTTTATGGTTACTGCAGGTTCAGGTAATACTTCTATTGCAGGAACTCTTAGTGTCACTAATTTAGCAACGTTTAGTAGTGGGGTAACAATTGCAGGATCTACTACTGCTGCAACAGAGCAATTTAGAATTACTGATGGTGCTGCTACTCCATCAACCAAGTTTTTAGTAGATTCATCATCAGGTAATACTACGATTGAAGGTACTTTGGGTGTTACTGGAAACGTAAATATTAATACTAACAAATTCCAGATTGTTGCATCTTCTGGCAATACTTCTATCCTAGGTACTCTATCTGTAACAGACAATGTAACTCTAAACAAAAATGTAACTATTGTAGGATCAGATACTGCTGCGACTGAATTCTTTAAGATCCAAACTGGATCCGCAGTTGATAAGTTTGTTGTAGATTCTTTCTCTGGTAATACAACAATTTCTGGTACTCTAGGTGTAACTGGAAACTCAACATTAAGTGGTACATTAGGAGTAACTGCAGCAACAACTTTATCTTCAACTTTAGTTGTAACTGATAACTCAACATTTAATAAGAATGTAACAATCGTTGGATCTGATAGTGCTTCTGCTGAATTCTTTAAGATTCAAAATGGATCTGCAGTTGATAAGTTTGTTGTAGATTCTTCTTCAGGTAATACAACTATCGCGGGCACTTTAGGTGTTACTGGAAACGTAAATATCAACACTAACAAGTTTAATATAGTCGCTTCTTCAGGTAATACTTCTATTGCAGGAACTCTTGGAGTTACTGGGGATCTTGCAATCGCTACAAACAAGTTTAATGTTGCAGCTGCAACTGGTAATACTTCCATTGCAGGCACTTTAGGTGTTACTAATCTAGCAACATTTAACAATGGAGTCGTTGTTGCAGGATCTTCATCTTCTGCAACGGAATACTTCAGAGTTACCGATGGAACTTCTACTAAATTTGAAATTGATAGTGCAACTGGCAACACAATTATTTCTGGAACTCTTGGTGTTACTGGTGCAACAACTCTATCATCAACTCTTGGAGTTACAAGTAATTTTGCAGTTAACACTAATAAATTTACTGTTAATGCAACAACAGGTGATACTTTAGTTGCTGGCACATTAGGAGTAACTGGTGTCACCACACTTTCTAGCACATTAGGAGTTACTAGTAATACTTCTATTGGCGGAACTCTTAGTGTTACTAATTTAGCAACGTTTAATAATGGTGTAACGATTGCTGGTAGTACTCAATCAGGAGCAGAATTCTTTAGAATTACTGATGGTGCATCAACTCCTGTAACTAAATTCGTGGTTGATTCTACAACAGGTAATACTTTAGTTGCTGGCACATTAGGAGTAACTGGTGCAACAACTCTATCATCAACTCTTGGTGTCACTGGTGCAACTACACTGACTGGTCTTTTAAATGCTAATGGTGGTATTGCAGTTGATACAAGCGCATTTACAGTTGCTGGAGATGGAACTGGTAATACTGCAATTGCAGGAACTCTTGCAGTAACTGGTAACACAACTCTTACAGGAGACCTTGCAGTTAATGGTGCAGACATTACTACAACTGCAACTGGAACAGCCACACTCTTTAATACTAATGCAACAACATTGAATATTGGTGGTGTAGCAACAACTGTTTCTATTGGTGCTCCGACTGGAACAACCACAATCAATAATGCAAACACAACTATTACTGGAGACCTTGCAGTTAATGGTGGAGATGTTACTTCAAGTTCAACTACATTTAACTTACTGAACTCAACAGTAACTACTTTAAACATAGGTGGTGCAGCTGGAACTATTGTTATTGGATCTGGTACATCAACTGCAACTTTCAATAATAACCTTACTGTTAGTGGCAACTTAACCGTAAACGGCACAACAACTACTATCAATTCAACAACTCTTAATGTTGACGACAAGAATATTGAGTTAGGTGCTGTTACAACACCAACTGATACTACAGCCGATGGCGGTGGTATCACATTGCTTGGTACAACTAATAAGACTTTCAACTGGATAAATGCTACTGCATCTTGGACATCATCTGAAAACCTAGAACTTGCATCTGGTAAGGTATTTAGAATTAATGGAGCTTCTGTTTTAAGTGCAACTACTCTTGGATCAGGTGTAACTGCATCTTCACTAACTTCCGTTGGAACTCTTACTGGATTAACAGTAAGTGGAAACACTGCTATTAATAATATTACAGTTGCAAGCGGAACTTCAACTATTGCAACTACATCTACTAATGATCTGACATTAACTCCTGGAGGTAAGACTGTAACAAGTAAGAATTTTGATGTTAATGCAACCTTAACAGTAGTTGGTCAACTCAATGCTGATAACTTGAGACTTGATGGTAACGTACTGAGTTCAACTAATACTAACGGAAATATTACATTAACTCCAAATGGCGCTGGTATAGTAGAAACTCTTGCTGATGTGAACTTTGGTTCAATCGGAGATTTATCAACTCTTACTGTTATTGGACAATTCAATGCTGATAATATTAGAGTTGATGGTAATATAATCAGTTCTACCAATGCAAATGGAAATATTACATTAACTCCAAATGGAACTGGTGTAGTACAAACAGTAAATGATGTCAACTTTGGTACTTTAGGTGACCAGTCAACCCTAACTGTAATTGGACAACTTAATGCTGATAACTTAAGAGTTGATGGCAATACCATTAGTTCCACTAATACTAATGGATCAATAACAGTAACTTCAAATGGAACTGGAACTGTTGTTCTTGGTAATGTAACTGGTGGTACTGCAATTACATATGATAGTACGGTTGCATATAATGATGCAGCATCACCTTCAAATGCACCTATAATTATTCATAAGGATGTTGCAGCAAGAGGAAAATTTGTAATTGATGGTGATGTATTAGTTAAAGGTGCTTTTGTTCAAAGTGGAGGCGGTATAACTGACGCAGGAACAACTGCAACTGTTATTGAATTTAATGGTGGTGCTGCAATTAATGGTAGAGAAACTGTAGTAACTAGCACTGGAATTGGAAATAGTTATAATCTTGATGCAACAAGAGCATCTGAAGGTGGTACTTACAACCCATCATTCGGAGTTAAGTATACAGTTGTAGCACAAAGAAACTCTGATAACAAGAGAATGATGTTTGAGATGATGTCGTATTGGGATGGCACAGTCGAATATTATACAAGTTCTGGTGAAATACACTCAACAATGTATGCATTAATGGATCCATACAATCTTGGTTATACTTTTGATACTGTATGGGTAAATACAGGAATTTATGGTATGAGAGCTACATTACGAATTAGTAATGTTCCTAACGGAGAAGTAGTTACCGTTAGAATCGCTAAACTTATGTTAATCTAAAAAACTTAAAGGGGGATAGGGAACTCTTATGGCAGTACAAAATTTCAGAGTTAGAAATAGTGTTGATATTCTTGGTAATAGTTTAAACACTACTTCTACAACATTCAATTTAGTAGATTCTACGGTTACCACGTTAAACATCGGTGGAGCATCAACAAATATTAATATTGGTGCTACTACAGGTACACTTACATTTAAGAATCCAACTATAGTTGGTGCTAGTGCCTCCCAAAATTTATTTAATACCGTTGCAACAACATTAAACATTGGTGGTGCATCAACTTCTTTAAATCTAGGTGCCACCACTGGAACAATAACAATTAACAATCCAACAATTGTTGGATCTCAGACAACACAAAATGTTTATAATACTGTTGCAACTACAGTTAACGCTTTTGGTGCATCAACTACATTATCTGTAGGTAACTCTACTGGAACCATAACCCTGAGGCCAGGGACTGTGGTTGGATCAAATGCAACTCAAGTTCTTTATAATACTGTAGCTACTACTGTTAATGCATTTGGCGTTGCAGAAACAATATTACTAGGTGCAAATAATTTAGGTACTACAACCATCAGAACTGCAACTACTGCAGTACAAAATGCTTTAACAGTTGGTTCTACTGCAACAGTAACAACTTCAACAACATCTCCTATTATTCAAGGTTCAACTGCAGCATCTGGACAGTTAACAATTAGATCAACGTCAAACGCCACTAAGGCGACCTCTGGCGTTCTTTTAACTGAAAACATCGCAAGTACTTCTGCAACCACTGGAACCCTTGTAGTGACCGGCGGCGTCGGTATTGGCGGTGATCTAAATGTAACTGGTGATATTACTGCTGACGGAGATATCTTTATTAAAGCAAAAGATGGTTCTGGAGGAACTATTACTTTGGGTCAGGGTGAGTCCGACTCAGTAAATATTCAAGCAGATATTAGCAGTAATATTTTACCAGATGTGAATAATTCCAAGAATATTGGATCAAGTACTAAAAAATGGAAAGATATTTTTATCAGTGGAAATGCTGATTTAACAACTCTTCTTGTTTCTGGAAATTCTACATTAACAGGAAACCTAATTGTTAATGGAAATACAACTATAGGAGATGCGTCTGGAGATACATTAACTGTCACTGCAACTCCAACAATTAATGCTGCAACTCAAATCAATAATACTCTTGCAGTTACTGGTGCGGTTACTCTTAGTGGTGCATCACCAACAATAACAAATGCAACTGCAGGTTCTACCGCTTCTATTTTCAATACTACAGTTCCAACAATTAATATTGGTGGTGCTGCAACTTCTATTACAATAGGTGCTACTGGAGTTGGATCTGGTACTACAACTGTTAGAAATAACCTTACTGTTAATGGTGGAACAACAAATGTTCAAGACATAAATGTAAATGGTGTTCTGTTACTTACAAGTCTACCATCATGGACTGCAAAGGTTATTAACCTTTATGATGTATCTCCTTCTACTGATGTAGATGTAGATGGTGGTGGAGTTAATCTAAAAGGCACTACTAATCATAGTATTTTATGGTACGACGCAACTGATGCATGGACTTCTACAGAACACTTTGATCTTGCTACTGCTAAACAGTATAGAATCAATGGAACTTCTGTATTAACATCAACAACTCTTGGTAGTGGAGTTACGTCTTCTAGTTTAACATCTCTAGGAACTCTAACTGGATTAACTGTTAGTGGAACTTCATCTTTTACAGGTCTAATAACAGCAAATGGAGGAGTAAGTGGCGCATTGACTGGTAATGCTTCTACCGCTACTGCTTTACAAACATCAAGAACAATAAATGGTATTTCATTTGATGGTACTGCAAACATATCATTCAGCACTACTGCAGTATCTGAAGGAACTAACCTTTATTATACTGATGAAAGAGTTGATGATAGAGTTTCATCTTTACTGGTTGGCGGCACTGGAGTTTCTGCATCTTATAATAATGTTGCCAATTCACTAACATTATCATTAGATTTTACTGAATTTAATACTACAAGTATTACTGAAGGCACTAATCTTTACTATACACAAGCAAGATTTGATACTGCATTTACTGATAAAACAACAACGAATCTAACAGAAGGCACTAATTTATACTATACCCAAGAAAGATTTGATACTGCATTTGACGCTAAATCAACAACAGATATAACGGAAGGAACTAATTTATATTATACAGATGAAAGAGTCGATGATAGAGTTGCGGCCCTAGTTATTGGTGGCACTGGAATTTCTGCCGGCTACAACGACGTGAGTGGTGCGTTAACATTGTCAATAGCCTTTACTGAATTTTCTACCACTAATATTGTTGAAGGCAATAAGTTATTCTATACACAAGCAAGATTTGATACTGCATTTGACGCTAAATCAACAACAGATCTAACGGAAGGCACTAATTTATACTACACTACTACAAGAGCAAATACTGATATTGATGAAAGAGTTACTAAAAGTTTTGTTGAAGATTTAGAAATATCTTACACGTCTCTTAGTAACAAACCAGCAATCCCAACATCTGGCGTAGATTTTGACCCAGTTGGAACAGATAATTCAACTGATGTGACTTTATCTGGAGCATATAATTATCTAACAATTGCTGGACAAGTAATTACTATGGGTCAAGTTGATGCGACCACTGATATTTCTGGACTATCTACAGTTGCAACTAGTGGATCATATAATGATTTAACTAGCATACCAACTGCTTTTACTGCTGATAGAATTGCAAATACTGCTGCACCAGCTTCAGCTACATCAACAGGAACTGCAGGTGAAATCAGATATGATTCCGATTATTTGTATATTTGTATTGCAACTGATACTTGGAAAAGATCTGAATTATCAACTTGGTGATAATAACTAGGAGGTAAACATGTCAACCGTAACATCAAAACAAGGATTGAAAGATTATTGTCTTAGAAGATTAGGAGCTCCTGTCATCGAGGTTAACGTAGCAGCTGCCCAGGTAGATGACGCAGTAGATTATACAATTGAAAAATTTTCTCAATTTGGATATGATGGAGTAACCAGAATGTATCTAAAACATGAAGTTACTCAAGAAGAAATTGATAGAGCACAATCATTAGGAGAAGAAGTAACTTCTCCAGATGGAACAATACATCATGAAGGATCTGGATATATTGAAGTTCCAGATTCCGTTATTGGTATTAATGGTATCTTTGATTTTGGTGATAAAAATGCAATGAGTTTTTTTGATATTAGATATCAAATTAGATTGAATGACTTGTATGATTTCACATCAACATCATTCACTCATTATTACATTGTTATGCAACAACTATCTCAGATTGATTTTCTATTAGTTGGTAAAAAACCAGTTAGATTTACACAATCTCAAAATAGATTGTATGTTGATATGGATTGGAAGAATGATATTGCTGTTGGACAGTTTTTAGTTATTGATTGTTTCAAAGCATTAAATCCAGAAGACTTTACTAAGATTTATAATCACTTGTGGGTTAAAGATTACTGCACTCAAATGATTAAAAGATATTGGGGACAGAACTTGATCAAGTATGAAGGTGTTCAGTTACCTGGAGGGGTAACTCTAAATGGACCAAAAATTTATGATGATGCTGTGAATGAATTAGAAAAATTAGATAAACAGTTAAGAGATCAATACGAATTACCACCATTAGACATGATCGGGTAACTAACATGGCAAGAAATCCTTACTTTACTCAAGGCACAACTTTGGAAAGAGGTCTATATGAAGACCTCGTTATAGAACAAATAAAAATTTATGGTCAGGATGTAAAGTATGTTCCTAGAACTCTAGTAGATGAAGATATTTTATTCCGTGAGGATAGTATGTCAGAATTTACTGGAGCATACGAAGTTGAGATGTATGTTGCAAATATAGATGGTTTTCAGGGAGATGGAGATTTATATACAAAATTTGGAATTAGAGTTACAGATCAAGTTACATTTGTAGTTGCAAGAAAAAGATTTGAAGATGCTGTAGATGATAATACCAATCTTATAGTTGAAGGCAGACCTAATGAAGGAGATTTAATTTATTTTCCATTAACTCAAAAGTTGTTTGAAATTAAATATGTTGAGTATAAAAAACCATTCTATCAATTACAAAATCCATTAGGTGCTTTTGTATATGAACTTAAGTGTGAACTATTTGAATATTCACATGAGGATTTTGAAACTGGTGATCCTGCAATTGATGAAGTTGAAACTGAATATGGAGTAGTTTCAAGTTATATTTTATTGCCAGGTGGAACTGGAAACTTTACAGTCGGAGAGACCGTCAGTAATAATGAAACACCAGCGGTAACTGCAGAAGTTGCTGCATGGAATCCAGCAACTAGAGAGTTAAAAATATCTAGAAAATCTGGAGAGTTAAGTGCATCAGATGTATTAACTGGAGGTACAAGTGGAGCTTCTTGGACAGTATCTGCAAACTATTCTACTCAATCGTTTGAAACTGAAGAGATAGATTGGGCAATGAATAAATACTTTGAGGATCAAGGCAATCTTATTCTTGACTTTTCAGAAAACAATCCATTTGGTGAATATGGAGATATGGGAGGATCGTTCTAATGTTAGGCACTTATGTATATCACGAAATTATAAGAAAAACTATTATTGGTTTTGGAACTCTGTTCAATAATATTGAACTGAGAAGATCTGCCGAAGATGGAACTATTCAAAGTATGAAAGTTCCTCTTGCTTATGGTCCAAAACAAAAGTTTTTATCAAGACTTAGACAACAACCAAATCTTAATCAAAAAATTCAAATCACTTTACCAAGAATTTCTTTTGAGGTGAATGGTTTTTCTTACGATCCTTCAAGAAAAGTATCTCCTATTCAAACTATAAAATCTGTAGATCCTGCAGATAATACCAAAACTAAGAAACAGTTTATGCCTGTTCCTTATAATGTTGAATTTGAATTATCTGTTATTGCAAAAAATAATGATGATGGTATTCAAATTCTTGAACAAATTCTACCCTATTTTCAACCATCATTTAACATTACTATAAATTTAATTAATGAGATGGGAGAAGTTAAAGATGTTCCTGTAGTTTTGAATTCAATTTCTTATGAAGATGATTATGAAGGCGATTTTGAAAAAAGAAGATCGATAATTTATAATCTAACATTTACAGCAAAGACTTATCTATACGGTCCAATTGCAGATCAAAAACTTATCAAAAAAGTACAAGCTGATACTTATACTACTGTAGATACAGTAGATGCTCCTAGACAAATTAGATATACTGTAACTCCAGATCCATTAGATGCGGATCCAGATGATGATTTTGGATTTAATGAAATATTCTCAGAGTTTACTGACAATAAAAAATATAATCCTGAAACTGGACAAGATGAAGATCTATGAGCACTTTTGATAAATTAGATGAGGTTTTTGATATGCCTTCTGAAATAATACAAACTGAAGATACTATAGAAAAAAATACAGTTGACCCAAAGACAAAAGAAGATATAACAAAAGATTATGATTACACTAGAGGTCAACTCTATGATTTGATAGAAAAAGGCCAAGAAGCAATTCAAGGTGCATTAGATGTTGCACAAAATACAGACCATCCTAGAGCATATGAAGTTGCGATTCAAGGTATTAAAAATGTTGCAGACATAACAGATAAATTAATAGACCTTCAGAAAAAAATGAAAGATATTGATGAGAAACCTAGAAAGGGACCAACCAGTGTAACTAATGCCTTGTTTGTAGGTTCTACCGCAGAACTTCAAAAATTGATAAAACAACAAAAAGTCTCAGAAGATAAATAGAATATAGGAAAAAAAATTTTGGAGCTTAATATGACCGTTCTCAATGTTATAAGTACAAATAGTATCGCTGCAGCTGGAACAGAATATCAACTTGTAAAAACTGGTGTCTACCGAGTTAGTGCTGCATCTGCATCTACTGTTACTTTTGGTAGTGGTCCTGCTATCCAACTTTTTGCTGGTCAAGCAATTCTTCTAAAGGGTGCTAGT